GAGTACCGCTTAACGAATACATAGTACTTCCGCTGTCATTAGAGTTAGGCAAAGTCCATAAAGACCATGCTTCATCGGCAGTAATAGTTGTACTAGGAGAGATAGTAGAGTGGTCAAACTTTCTGACTACAACAATTTCATCTTGATCTGCTACTGTTAAGCCTAGTCGGCTGTTGCTGTCAAGCAGAGTTGAGATATCAATTACATAGTTATTTGAAGTGATCTCTGCTCCAGTTTTTTTAATAAATGTAGTCAGGTTTGAATGATTGTCGTATGCCACGATGTGTCTCCTATGTTGTTAAGTAATGAGGAACTCGTTTGAATTTCCCAGTAAATTCTATGTTTGTTATGTTTAAGGGTTGAGGGTTGGTTGATGAAATCTTAATTACTAGGTCATTTGCAAAACCCATTAAAGGAAACTTAAATATCCCATCTTCTTCTAGTGTTGTTCCACTGGTTGAAGTTTCCCTTTCATCAGCCCCTGTAGGAAAGAAGGTATAAGTTTTTTCGCTTCTTTTTTTTCTTGATACTGTAATGTCATACGGTCCACTGTTTCGATGTCTTGTTAATCCGTATCTTAAGTTAAGTGTTCCGGGTACAATATTATTTCCCTCGTCTCTAACAAATGTATCAGATAATTCTATTTCTGCTGTAAAACTTTTCCCGACATACATCTGACCTAAGTTTGGAAACGCTCCATTAGTTTCATAAGTAGAACTATTTTCGTCACCTTCTATAAACATTAAGTCAAGTACAGCTCCTTCGTGATCTTCAGAAAGAGATACAGCTTGCGAGTAGTCTGACGATGAAATGTCAATAGTAAATTGCGTAGCATTTCTTGAAGGAAAGAACTGTACATCTCTTGCTTGAGTTTTAATTAAACTATCCATTCTAGGTATTTTTTTGTCTTCTGGAATAAGATTCATTACTTGCATTTGTAATCGTTCGTTTCCTTCTCCGTCTATAGCCTCAACAATAGCAA